GCGCCATGCGGTCGGCTGCAGCAGCCGGCTGAGCTCGGCCTGCCAGCTGTCGATGTCATCACGGTCGGCGAAGGTGCCGGCCTCGCCGAGCGCTTCGCGCAGACCGGGTGTCGGGTTGGCGATGACCGGGATGCCGGAGCACATCGCTTCGACGCCGACGCGGCCCCATGACTCGTAGGACGAGGGCATCAGCAGCACGCGGGTGCGCGAGTAGACGGCGCGCATGTCCTGGCCGTGCTCGAGGACGGTGACGTTGGGCAGGTCGGTGCGGATGAGCTGCTCGCCGTAGGCGCCGACCACGCCGAGGAACTCGACGTCAGGTAGCCGTTCGGCAAGCGCGTAGAACGTGTGCGCGCCTTTGGCCTCGTTGAGGTTGATCAGGGTGACCGCGCGGCCGGGTTTGGTGCGGTACTCCTCGGCGAACACCGGCGGCCGGACGATGAGCTGCCGGCCGGTGTAGGCGAAGTCGTCTGCCATCCATTGGCTGTTGAACACCGCGAGCGCGGTCGAGCCGGTGAGGAACGTCTTGGTGGTCGGGTGGGTGTTGTGCAGCACCTGGACGAGCGGGCGTTTGACCATCGCGCACAGCGCGCCGGCCCGGGCGGTGTTTTCCAGGTGGGTGATGACGACGTCGGCGTTCTCGACGAAGGGCCAGGGGTCGTTGCGGCCCTTGTGCGGGTGCACGGTGATGCCGTGCAGGTCGTACGGGCCGGTGTCTGGTGTCGGCCGTGACAGCAGCACGTCGACGGTGTGGCCACGGTCGGCGAGCGGCCGCAGCATCGACAGCAGCATCAGCTCCGCGCCGGCGCAGTGCCGGGGCGGGAAGAGGTGCACCATCGCGAGGACCCGCAACGGTGCCACCTCTCCCCTGCCCCGGTTTATCTGCTACTGCCGGTCAGCTGGTCAGCTGAGCTCGGCGATCGGCGACAGGACCGCGAACGGGTAGCGCTTGGTCTCGTCGGACTGCAGGCGCGTTACCGGGTTCGCGGTGGCGAAGCCGACCCGGAACACGGCGCGCAGGATGGTCGAGTCCTGCTGCATCGCGTTGAACACGACCGCGCCGCTGTCGTCGCTGATGATGCCGTCCTCGTGCATCGAGAACGTGATGTCCTGGCGCAGGCCGACGACGGCCTTGCTCCAGTCGCCGCCGATGACCGAGGCCTTGGTCGGGTCCATCGCGCCGTTCTCCAGCTCGGAGCAGGCGCGGCCGTAGAGGCTGTTGCCGTCCGGGTTCTGGGTGTAGACGGGCTGGCCGTTGGCGCCGCGGATACCGACCAGGTTCCACTCGAACCCGGGCGCGAGTGCGAAGCCGTTGATGGTGAAGCCCTGCTTGGCGAGGGTGACGCCGAGCTCGGTGACGTCGGCGCCGACGTCGGCGAGTGTGCCGACGTTGACCTTGTTGCCGGCGGCGACCGCCCCGGTGTAGATGTCGGTGGAGAACGTCGCCGGCGCGGACACACCGAACAGGCCGGCCGCGTCGAGCAGGTAGCCGAAGGCCTCGACGATCCGCGGCCGCACCTCGTCCCAGACCGGAACCTGGGCGTCGTCGATGTAGGCGTTGGGGATCGGGACGAGGACGGCCATCTCCTCGGCGGTGAGCACGACGTTCTTCCAGTCCTGGCTGGACGTCTGCTTCATGCCGGTGTCACCGGCGACCCAGTAGGCCTGCGGCAGCACGGACAGGACCGGCTGGCGGGTGGTCAGTGACGACATCGTCACCTTGCGGGCGTGCGAGAGCAGGTGCGATGCCTTCGGCAGCTCCTGGATGATCTGCGCCGCGACCGGTTCCGGGACAAGGGGGTCCTGGGACGCGTCGCGGGAAACCAGGCTGTTGTACGTAGCCACGGGTTACCTCACATTCGGGTGGGGTCGGGTGAAGACAGCGATCCGGTCGCGGCTACGTCCGGGTGCTGCAGGGGTCAGGTGGTGTTGCGGCCTCGCGCCAGGCCGCGGAACCAGGCGTTGGGGTCGGTCTGCGCGCCGGGTGCGGCCCCGCGCCGGCCCTGCTTGAGGTCCGGAGCCGGTGTCTGTGTCGCCGTGCCGCCGAGGGTCTTGGCGAACGCGAGCAGGTCGTCGGCGGCCGAGTTGATCTCGTCCTCGTCGTCGCCGTAGAGGAACTGCGCGGCGCTTGCCGGCAGGCCTTTCGCGGCCGCGACGGTGAACCTGGTCAGAGACAGTTCGGCTTCGGCCGCGCGGATGTGCGCCTCGGCGATCTTCTCCGCGTCGCTCATGGTCGACCGCTCGAGCTCAGCGAGCTTCTGCGCGGCCGCCGCGTTGCTCTTGGCGCGCTGCTCCCACTTGCGGGAAGCCTCGAGCCGGCCCTTGAGCTGCTCCGGCTTCAGACCGGACTCCTTCAGCAGCTGCTGCAGCGCCTCGAGCGCCGCGTCTTCGTCCTCGGCGCCGGTGGCGCCGTCGTCGGTCGCGCCGGCTGCGGTGATGGTGCCTGTTGCCGTGGTGTCGTCGTCGACCGTGCCGGTCGTCGTCGTGGCCTCGGGCATGCGTGTCCTCTCCCGTGACGGGTCGGTGGGTGCGCGTAATTCGCGCGAAATTCCGGGCTGCTCCGTGGCGGAGTCAGGCCGGCAGGTTGGAAGGGCCGGTGAAGCGCTGGCCGCGGACGGTGAGGACCGGGCCGATCTCGCCGTGCTGATGGACGACGAGGACCTTGCGGTAGTCCGGTACTCGGGTACCGCCGCGGGCGTCAGCGGTCGACTTGCCGAACCGGTCGGCGATCGCGGCGTGCACGTCGTCGAGCCGTTGCTCGTCGAGCACGTGACCGGGGTCGGCGGTGCCGACGATCGGCGCGATGGAGCAGTCGCAGCCGGGATGGATCGGCATCAGATCGGCCTTGTGGTAGCGCTGCGTCGACGCGACGATGCACAGGCCGCAGGACTGCGCGCCTTCGAGCACCCGCCGGTAGCCGATAACCCGCTTGTTATCGCGGAGAAGCTCGCGGGAGGCGTATGTCTTGGCCAGCTGCAGGTCGGTGGCGGCAAGGTTCTCCAGCCGCTGCTGGCCGCGGTCGACAGCGGCCGGCAGGTCGGTGCCGGCGGCGAGTTCGGTCCAGACGGTGCGGAACGGCCGGGTGTACTCCTCGTCGAGTGGGAGGCCGCGCAGGTCGCCGGCGGCCGGCGTGGGTATGCCTGCCGGTTGGTGCGGCATGCCGGTGAGCAGCGCGACCTGCCGGGTCAGGTATGCGGCGGTCAGCGCGGTCATCCGCTGTTGCGCGCCGAGCAGCACCGGCCGGGCCAGGCGGAGGAACCGGTCGACGTCGCTGCCGTGCCAGGATCCGAGGCCACGCCAGAGCGTGGCGAGAGCTGCGAGCAGCGCGGCGCGTAGCTGCGCGGACTGGGCCTGGTTGGCGGCGGCCAGCGCGTCAGCGGCCGGCAGGCGGCTGCGGCTGGTTGCCATTGCTGCTGTTCGGTGCGTCCGGGACCGGCGCGTGCATCGTGTCCGTGTAGCGGACCGGGGTCCCCGGCGGCTCGAGCTGCGGGAACTGCGCGAGGAGCAGCGCGTCCGCGGTGCGGTTGGCTTCCATCGCGTCGATCTGCTGCGGGGTCTTGCCGAGCAGCTCCATCCGGTCGCGCCAGGGCACGCCGGCGCCGGAAGCCTTGCTGGCGGCGTCGTAGAGCTCGGCGATGGTGCGGTATTGCGGGTCGCGCCAGACGACCTCGCCGTCCGGTCGTGGATCCTCGCCGGCGGCGACGGCGGCGAGTTGCTGCACTTTCTCCCACGACTCACCGAAGTGGCGTTGCCGGGCGAGTGCTTTGGCGACCAGGCCGATGTCGGCGGCGAGCAGCGCTTCGGCGCCGATGTTGGTCATTTCGGCGAGCAGGTAGTGCGCGGGGGTGCGGCTGATGGCGGCCAGGTCGCGGATGTCGGCGTCGGCAGCCTTGAGGAGCTGGGTGATGTCGGACTGCTGGAAGTCGCCGAACTGCGCGCTGTCGTTCTCGACCGCCCACAGCAGGTCGGCGCCGGCTTCGAACGGGACGGGGTTGCCGTTCTCGTCCTCGGTTTTGACGCCTTTGGCCCAGCGTTGCCGGTAGGCCTGCGCCTTCTGGGTGACGAGCCGGTCGAGGATCGTGTTGTTGATCCGGTCTTGGACGTCGGTGACGTCCTCGAACTCGCCTTTGCCGCGGAGCCGGTTGATGAACGGCACCACGGGCACTTCGCCGAACGGGTTGTCGGCTTCTCCGTCGTCGCCTTCGTCGAGGTCGAGCGTCCACACGTCGGCGGTCCACTGCTTGGACTTCGCCGGCGCGACGTAGTAGCTGATGACGTTGTCGAGGTAGACGACCGCGTGCCGCTCCTTGGACACGTCGTCGACCCATGTCTTCAACGCGGCGCGGACCTTCCGCCGGTTCACAGGGTCGGCCTCGTGGATGACGAACCGCGGATCTTCCGGCGTGATGATCGGATGCGTCTCGTCGGCCGGATTCGGCCCGATCAGCACATAC